GCAGCCAGTGCTGTAATCTCATCAGCTCCTGCAGGCCACACCTGAGATACATCCAATGTACCAGCTGTACCTGTACTTAATACATGACCTGCTAAGAGGTCTGAGAACTGTACAATACTCTTACTGGTTGCATTATTAGCACTCCATGTACGACCATAAGCACTGATAACACAGTTATTACTAGCTACTGTAGCTACATAACCAGTCTTCTCAGAGATACGCTTATAAGTAGTTGAGCTAGTTGCTGGGTCAAACACCAGAGGATCATGTCCAGCTTGGTACAGGTATAAGCATCCATTCAACGGAGCCATCTGCCAATGGTCATCTGTGATGGTAGGAGCTGTACCGCCACCTCCGTAAGTCAACTCAGATAGTGTTGTACCTACTAACTTAAATAGTTTATTGTTACCTGTAGCTACAATGTAAGAGTTACCAGCGTTATCAATTAACTCACCGATAGCTTTTACATAGTAACCTGTTAAAGCTGCTAAGGAAGAGTGAGCTGCTGCCCAACCCTTCCTAGCACCAATACGTCCGAACCTGTCAATGACACAGTTCTGAGCAACAGTTGCAAACCCATTGTCTAGATTGACAGATGAGTCTTGCAAGTTCAAGCCCATGAAGCCCGGAGCTTGTACAGTTGTTGTAAGTAGTTGCTCAGCCATTACACAGCATTCCAAACTGTAGTATCTTCATAACGATTCTTCTCAATGGCAATAGCATCTGCCAAGGCTAATCTGTACATCAGATAAGCTTCTGAAGAGGTAACACCAGAGTCTTCGCCTCTCTCAGCGATAGCTCTGGAGTAGGCCAACAGAGATGGCAAGTGAGAGGGAACTAAGATAGTATCTGAGTCATTCACTAGATCCACTGTAGGTACTACCAGTTCAAACCTCAATGAATATATACCATCAGGCAATGGGTATACATCTACCTTATTATCACCATTAGCTGTTACACCATTGTAGCAGTAGTATGTTGGAGCACCACCATTGGCATTACCTAAGTAATACATACGGTTAATCCAGTCACGATTAGCTGATTGTAGAGCATAATCACTTGTGTCATTCAATACATCACAAGTTGTAAATCTCTGACCTGAACCTGTAAGTGTATAGTTACGAGTACCAGCTACTGTAGAAACTACAATGGTAGTACTTAAAGCATTCCAATCGAAGGCATCCTCAATCTCACGCTTAGAATCATTAACCCATACACCTACAAGCCTAGAATAGTCAGTATCATTTACAGCAGTAACAGTAGGCTCACGCAAGCGTCTGAGCACATTGTTCACAACGTCTAAATACGTAGCCATTTGTTATGTCCTTTACTTCTTATTTTTACCAGTTTTTCTCTTAGCTCTATCAGCTTCACTCAGGGCAATCGCAATTGCTTGAGTTCTAGATTTCACCACAGGGCCACCTTTACCGCTGTGAAGAGTGCCTTCTTTGTACTCACCCATAACCTTCTTCATCTTGTTCTTAGCTGTTCTCTGACCACGCATAGGCATTACCATGTTATTTAACTCCATTAAATCTGTTATCAATAGCTAACCAAATAGCCCCGAAGAAAGCACCTATAATAATGATAGGCTTCACAGCTTTAGCGATCCACTCAAGTACTAGGAAAGCACCTGAGGCAGCGTTAAAGGCTTTGATTACATCTTGAGTATTCTTCTCTATGTTGTCTACTTTGACTTCTACAGCCAGTAAACGCTCATAGATGTGTTCATGCGTGACCTCATCAGCCATGATTATGCTTGACCCCAAGGTGTGCCAGTAGTAGTTACAGGATTCTTCTGCAAAGCAATATTAGCCGCCAGAGCATCTTCAGTGGCTTGTTTATCAACACCATTAGCCCATACCCAATTCAACACTTCTGCTTCAGTAACGGAGGCATAAGGGATTGTGGGTGTTCCAGCTTGCCAAGATGCTGTGGAGTAGATAGAAGCCGTGTAGTCGCCATCTACTGCCGTAGCAGTCCAATGGGCTGTGGTGATAAAACCATCAGCGACTAAGTAGTCTGTTACAGGAACAGACCAAACAATTGTTGTACTCATTTCATTTTCTCCAATTCCACGGCAATGCCGATTCGTGAACTAAAATTCCACCCTTTTGGGATGGCGCAAAAAATATGGCTTCATCTAATTTGTTGTGTTTTTTACTGTTGTAACTACGAGAAACAACACGCAAATTCCACGGCACATGAAGGCCACATATATCTTTTCCTCTTAAAGGGACAATGTGGTCAACACTACAATCAAACCCCGCAAGGTTTGTTGTTTCTTTAGCGCAAACATATATGGCATCTATTTGCTTTAAATCTTCTTTAGTCAACCAAGGTGGTGTTGCCTGTATTTTCTTTGCTTGCCTTGCCATTTCAGCCGCCGCTTTCTGTGGCTTACGCTTACGCATTGAAGACAAATAAGATTCACGCACTTTTTCAGGGTTTTTAACTCTGTAGTTGGCGGCTCTTTGTTTGTGGGATTCAGGATTTTTTGCGTAATTTTCTTTGTACCAATTAGGATTAAGCTCAAGTCTTTTTTGTAAATTGCGTTTTTGCACTAACTTAGAGCATTCAATGCAAGTGCCACTTGCCGTGCATCTAAAGTCAACATGACCATGCTTGCAAGGGCGACCAGTAAAATACGTGGTTTGCCCTGCCGATTTTGCCACAGCACGCTCTTTAGGCTGAAAGCCATAAGATTGCAACTGTTTAGGCGTAGTCATATTGTTTCCTCTGTGTTTAATTGTTTAAGGGCTTCTCTTGCCCATTGCTGATATTCATAGTCCATTGCATTTACATTGGCAATCTTTTCCAAGACTTCTAATGCTTTTTCAAGAATATCAGCGGCTTGCAAGATAACTTCTTGAGGGCAATATTCGTGGTTTAAACGCAAGTCTTCTATTAAATCTTTAGTCATGATATTTTCCTTTTAAAGATTAGCGGCAGAAAGACGCTGACGTAGTGATTGAATTTCAGCAACAAGGTCTGCAATAACTTCAGCAGTGCTTGCTTGCATTGATTGATAGACAGGGTTGCCATTTTCATCCACAGCGTCTTTTTCGCCTGTAACACTACCCGCATAGACTTCTTGAAACTTATGAGCCAAGAATCCACGGGTGCGTGAGCCGTTAGAGTTCCATGTGTATTCAATAGGCTCAAGTGCATCAATGCGTGCGCCATGACCAGTAACAACACCAACAACAGTTTTTAATCTGTAATCAGAAGTTGTGTTGTAAGTAGTTAAAACAGTTGTTACACCAATTGAACCAACAGTTGTTCCTCCTCTGCGGAATACTCCAAGTGTTCCGTCATTACCTCGGTCAAATTGAAATACTGCATCACCGGCTCTATATCCTGCGTATGCTTCAGAACCATAGGCACTCGTAGTCCCCACCAGCAAGTTACCGCTAGAGTCTATTCTGGCTCGTTCTGTGCCCCCACCCGCTGTAAATGTGATGTAGTTTGTACCTGAGCCGTTGTAACCGCCAATATTGATTTGCCCAGTATTAGCCGCACTAAAAATACCTTGCGTCGCACCATCAGGTGATACTGGAGAAATTGTTCCGCTTACCGCCAATTTTGCATAGTTGCTTGGGTCTGTACGACCAATACCCAAATTCCCACTTGCATCCAGAGTCATCGCCTGAGTAAAGGAGACGTTAGTGCCGCTAGAACCAGAAGCCGCATTGAACCACTTATGGACATTGTTATCCTGCATATAGCGTGATGCAGGAGATGTACCAATGTAAATCCAATTTGTCCCATCAAAACGAGCATTTGTTGTCAAATGTGTTTGAGTGTCGTTGCTAATACCGACAAGACTTGAACTCAATCCAACTTGAAATGCTTTGTATGTACTTCCCCAAGCACTCGGAGTAACTCCCAAGCCTAGATTGCCTGAGGAGTCCAATGCCATTGCAGATGCAGGGGCAGAACCGCTAAATTGAACCGCATCAGTAGAACCTGCTGTACCTGCGCCTTTTACTCTAAATGTGCCGTCAGAAGAAATCCTCATTCTTTCTGCACTATTGACGTTAAACGCCATTAAATTTGACGATGTGTTTGCTGTAATGTAGTTTGCAAGCGTTCCACCCCAAGCAACTACGCCACCTGATGCAACATTTATGTCGCCATTTACATCTAACTTGCGTGTAGGTGAACTTGTACCAATACCTACATTGCCTGACGAATCAATCAACATAGCAGGTGTTGAAAAAGTAGAACCACCAGCGGCAGTAGATGGCGTAAATTCAAGCGCACCAAAAACTGCAACATTACCAGCACTGATTTGCCAATTCTTATAACCTGATGATGAACCAAGTAAGTTAACTGCCGCACCACCAGTTGCAATTGTTGTTCTAACTGTCACAAGACCCAAAGCGCCACCACCACTTACATCAAGTTTTGACGCAGGCGAACTCGTACCAATACCCAAACCTGTTGAGGTGAGGCGCATGGCTTCTGTCCCTGATGGATACCAAACTGCAACACCAGTAGCATCAAAAATTCTAAAATAGTTATATGTATCAGTCGAATCGTTTATAAGAAAACCAGTAGTAGAACCCGCTTTGATATATGAACTTGCTCCAAATTTCAAAGCCACAGCACTTCCAAGTGCAAATTCTGTGCTTCCATTAAAAGTAAGCGCAGAACCAGTAGCCAATGCACTAGAACTAGATGCGTACACCACACCGCCTGATGTGAATGATGTAAGGTTTGTGCCACCATTGGCAGTAGGTAGTGTTCCTGTCACTCCAGTTGTCAAAGGCAAACCAGTTGCATTAGTCAATGTTGCGCTTGTTGGAGTTCCCAATACTGGAGTCACCAAAGTCGGAGAAGTCGCAAAAACAGCAGAGCCTGTTCCTGTTTCATCAGTTAAGGCAGAACGTAGATTAGCTGAACTAGGAGTGGCTAGAAAGGTTGCTACACCTGTTCCTAGACCTGATACACCTGTAGCAATAGGAAGACCTGTAGCGTTCGTTAAAGTTGCGCTAGTAGGTGTTCCAAGGATAGGAGTTACTAGGGTAGGAGAGGTAGCAAAGACTGCTGAACCACTACCAGTTTCATCTGTCAAAGCACCCAAAAGGTTAGCAGAACTAAATGAACCCAAAGACGTTGCATTGCCAACAGAAGTGACTGCACCTGTTAAGTTAGCGTTAGTTGTGACATTACCCGCTGTCAGACCTGAAGCAGTGCCTGTGATGTTTGTGCCAACCAAGGCAGATGGAGTGCCTAAAGCAGGAGTTACCAAGGTTGGGCTTGTAGCAAACACCAAAGCACCTGATCCTGTTTCGTCAGATACGGCAGAGGCCAAGTTAGCAGATGAAGGTGTACCTAAGAATGTAGCTACACCAGTACCTAATGAAGTGATACCTGTACCACCGTTAGCGACTGGCAAAGTACCTGTAACACCAGTGGTCAGTGGAAGACCTGTCAAGTTAGTAGCTACACCTGACGCTGGAGTACCTAGTGCTGGAGTTACCAATGTAGGTGAATTAGACAATACGACATTGCCAGTACCTGTAGAGGATGTAACACCAGTACCACCATTCGCTACAGGAAGAGTACCTGTAATGTCACCAGTTGAGATACTAATGGCATCCCATGTTGCATTAGTGCCATCAGTTTGCAAGTACTTATTAGCATTGCTTGTTTGTGATGGTAACAAGTTATTCAAGGCTGCTGTAGCTGTTGAAGCACCAGTACCGCCATCAGCGACTGCTAAGTCAGTGATACCAGCAATAGAACCACCTGTGATGGCTACAGCGTTAGCTTCTTGATTACCTAAGGAGCCTACAATTTTAACAATAGCTGCACTGTTATCCTTGGTATAGACTTTCTTATCGGTAACGTTAACAGCTAACTCACCCTTAGTTAAGTCACCTACAGCTGGGATTGCTGAGGCTGTACTGCTATTCTTTGTAATGATTGTGCTTGCCATT